TCAACTGGCGAGGTGTGATTGTTCAAAGTGTTGTTCATCCCTCAATGATGACACAGGCGCAACACCTTGTGAACCCTTGATTTACCTGGGCGGAACGAATAACCACATAAATCACTCGGAATAGGTATTGCGTTGTGGATATGTGTTGATGTAAGATCACCATATCGACAGCAATCAAGCAGTCGAATTTTGAAGGAACCCTACTATGACCGCAATTAACAACACCCCCGCTTCTGCTGACGAACTCGGCACACTGCTTGCCCAGATCGCCACACTTACCAAGCAAGCCGACGCCCTCAAAGACGCTATGAAAGACCTGGCCAGCAATGGCGGTCCCACAGTATTTGAAGGCGCTCTGTTCAAGGCCTCATACATCGAGTCCAACCGCGCCGTTACCGACTGGAAAAAGTTGGCCGCAGATGTTGGCATCAGCGCCGACAAGATTGCCGAGTACACCAGCGCTACCGCCGTGTTCAGCATCAAGACCACTTCACGCTAATCAAGGAGATCAACATGAGCACCATTACCAAAATTGCAAACCGCCTGTGGGTATCGCACATTGATGACGAGCGTGCCGACGGCAACAGCATCATCGTTACCCTGGACAGCGACTTTGTTTTTGACGACGAGCGTGATTGTGGCGTGCGTGGATTTGACACCCTTAAAGATGCAGAGCAAGGCACACGCCTTAACTCTGTCATCAACAAAAAAAATGTAATGCGCGACCAGTTTATGGACAAAACTATTGTTCACATTGGCGACGCCTGGCGCGTCGTTGGTGTTGGAGCACAGCGCGATGGCAATACCTTTTGCCACCTGGCCAGCACCACCCGTTTTCGCCAGCAAAAAAATGGCAAAAACCCAGTGCAAATTGGCGACTGGGTTGACACCGAAGTTTTGAAAGCCGCTCGATGAGCAAGCCAATTGAATCTATTTTTTGGCACATATTGCAACGAGCAATTGCCGAACGCAAAAAACTCAAGGAGAAATTAAATGGATAGTTACACAGCAACAGGAATTGCAGAAGGCTTCATTGAGGCGGATTCTGAAGACCAGGTCATCGAGGCCTGGCAGACATTGATCGACACCGGCCTGGCCTGGCAACTGCAAGGCTGGTTTGGCCGTCAGGCACGCGCTTTGATAGAGGATGGCACCTGCCTACCAGCCGAGGAAAGCCGCCTGCTACGCGCCGCAAAAGCCCTGGGCAAAATTGAATTTGTGAAAGTGGGGGCTTGATCATGTGGTTCACATCCTCACACGGCACGATCGAGATCGAGATGACCATGGCCCAGGCTCAGTCAGCATCGCACCAAGGCCAATGCGACGACGATGTCCAGGCGCTATCCAACAACCGCAAGATCCGCCGCCAGTTGGAGCGCATTACCCCGGAGGTTTTACGCAAGGAGTTGGCAGAGTACGGCGCCTGGGATGAGCAAGAGTTGGCCGACCACGAGCAGAACATTCAGCGCATCCTTTGGATCGCGGCAGGCGACATCGTCGAAAATAGTCGTTGACACTACATCAACGATCTGGAGTATAATTTCAACACATCACCACAAGGAGATACAAATGGCAGAGTTTTCAGTGCATAAAGTTGTGAAGATTGAGTTGTCTGCAATTCGTGAGCATGACACCTTTTCAACGCGCACGATCATCATCACAGATGAGCAAGGCAATCAACACGAAGTCAGCATGTTTTCGAACAGCGATGACGAAGACGCGCTCAAGGTGATGTTGTGAAACGCACCAGCTATATCGCCGAGATTGAGCACCGCGTGTGCGGCATCCCTTGCATCATCGGCGTTACCGATTACGAGGGCTACATGCCAGCGTATACCTCCGGCCTACCAGAGAACTGCTACCCGGCAGAAGGTGGGTCGGGGGAATTTGAGATCCTGGACCGCAAAGGCTATCGCGCCAAGTGGCTTGAGAAAAAACTCACAGCGCGAGATGAGGACGCGATCCAGGAATTGATTTATGAACACATGGAGAATGATTGATGACTATTCAAAGAATCGAAATTGAGAGTGAAAAGCAGTGGCTTGCCGAGCGGGCCAAGGATGTGACCAGCACCGAGGTGTCGGCCTTGTTTGGCCTGTCGCCTTACTTGACTGAGTTTGAACTGTTCCACCAAAAGCGCGACGGCGTGACCGTCAAGTTCGAACCCAACGAGCGCATGAAGTGGGGCAACCGCCTGGAGTCGGCTATTGCGCACGGAGCCGCCGAAGACATGGGTTGGAATATTGCCAAGTTCAATGTGTACATGCGCGACCAGGCCGCACGCATTGGGTCCAGCTTTGACTTTGAGATCAAGTCCAGCGCCAATGGCCCGGGCATTCTTGAGATCAAAAATGTCGACTGGGTGCAGTATCAAAAGTCATGGATCGACGACGGCAACGGCAACATCGAGGCGCCCGAGCACATCGAGTTGCAGGTCCAGCATCAAATGGAAATTGCCGACTACAACTGGTGCGCAATTGTGGCGCTTGTCGGCGGAAATGAGCAAAAGATAGTCCTCCGAAATCGCGATCGGGACATTGGTAAAAGTATACGCGAACGCACCAGCGAGTTCTGGAATCTTGTGCAAGCCAATACCGCGCCATCAGCCGACTACACCAGGGACGCCGAGTTCATCATCAAGCAATTGCGCAATGGCGCCGACGAAGGTTTGGTGGCCGAGGCCGATGCTGAACTTGAGGACATGATCAAGCAGTTTGAGTTTGTGCGCAGAGAGGCCAGCGATCTGGACAAGATCAAGGACCAGAAACGCGCAGAGATCCTGGAGCGCATTGGCCGCGCCAGCAAAGTTTTAACCAGTTTTGGCTCGCTATCGACGGGGCAAGTCAAAGGCCGATCAGGCACTCTCATTACACCTGAGATGGTCGGCACAGTCATCGGCGCAACCGAGGGCTACCGCAGTTTCCGTTTTTATTCAAAGAAGGAGAAGTAAACCATGGCAACCGAGCAACGCATTTACAAAGTCACCAGCGGCACCAAAACACACCTGGTCCAAGCAATCAGTCAGGCACAGGCATTGCGCCATGTTGCAGGAAAAATGTTCCAGGTTGATGTGGCCAGGCCCATCGATGTAGCCAAACTCATGGGCACGGGCACACAGTTGGAAGTGGCCAGCGTCGTGACTGAGCAAGATCAATTGAAATTTGAAGGAGACAAAGCATGACTACCAGCACCGAACTGTCACCCATTGAGGCAATGCGCGGCACCCTTGTGCGCATGCAGGCAGAGTTTCAGGCCGCACTGCCACCGCAGATCCCGGTCGAGAAATTTATCCGCACCACACTGACCGCAGTGCAAATGAACCCAGACCTTTTGGGCGCCGACCGCCGCAGTCTGTTGGGCGCGTGCATGAAGGCCGCACAAGATGGCCTGCTGTTAGATGGCCGTGAAGCCGCGCCCGTAATCTTCAACACCAAGGAAGGCAAGAAAGTTCAGTACATGCCCATGGTCGGCGGCATTTTGAAGAAGATCCGCAACTCAGGCGAACTGTCCAGCATCAGCGCACAGGTGGCGTACGACAAGGACCACTTCGAGTACGAGTTGGGCGACAACGAAAACATCGTTCACAAACCATTCCTGGGCGAGGATCGCGGCAAACCCATAGCTGTGTACGCCGTGGCCAAGACCAAGGACGGCGCGATCTACCGCGAGGTGATGAGCGTTTCCGATGTTGAGAAGGTGCGAGCCGCCAGCCGGGCAGGTAAGTTTGGCCCATGGGTTGAATGGTGGGATGAGATGGCCAAGAAGACTGTGATTCGTCGCATGGCCAAGCGCCTGCCATCGAGCGCAGATCTGGACCAGGTTATCGCGCACGACAACGAGGCATCAGGATTCGTCCAGGTGGAGCGCAGAGAGGCCGTAAACATCACGCCGGTGCCAGAGGCCCAGCAAGCACCTTTGAGCCGCCTGAAGGCCTCTATGGGCCAGCCAGCGGATGATGTCATTGACCAGGCAACTGGCGAAATCACACAACCGGAGGTGCCCAATGTCTCAACTACTGACGCCTAAACAATTGTGTGAGCGATGGAAAGTGGCCGACAACACCCTGCGCAAGTGGCGGGTGGCCAATGTCGGACCGGCCTACATCAAGCTGGGTGAGGGTCGCAACAGCGAGGTGCGTTACCGCGTCGACGATGTTGAGGCCTTTGAGAAGAGCAACCGATTTACCACCGTCAACAAGTGAGGAAAGCCATGAGGAACAGAATGATCACGATCCTGATTGTCTGCTCCCTTGGCTGGATCAGTGGGTGCGCAAGCAATAAGCCAATGCCACCCACCCCAGTCGAGCAGGAGTTGATTCTTGATAAACAGATTCACTCATTAAGCCGCAACGAAGTCATCACTGCGGTTCGTGAATGTGAAACAACAGGGCTTCGCGCCGTCATGATGTATGGAAAACGCAAAGTCAACGGGTACTCAGCAGACATCGTCATTGATGTCACATGCGCACCCAAATGAAAAAAAACCCCAGGGCGCAAACCCTGGGGCTAACCGTCGTGAAGGAGTTTGGCAACTGCTAAAGCCTGACGGGAAGGAGACAACTAAACTAGTTCAAAATGCGGGCCGTCAATGAACGGCCTTTTGTTTTGTTTGCGACGCTCATCTATGTAGTGGTTCATCGCCTCTTCCATCGTGCCACGCCACATCCGGATGTCCGGGACATTCCATGCGGCGCCCCAACGAATGGCCACATTCTTTTCGATCGCGGCCTGCTTCATTGCGTCAGCAAGATTGTCGTACAAATTGAGTTCCCAAGAAACCTGGCCATTGATGTAGGCCACCAGGTCCACAGCGTCGCCGGTCAAATGCTTGGACTCCATGGTCTGGCTCTTGCCAGTCTCAACATATTTGCGTTGCGTCTCGGTAGTGCGCAAGCCTTCAGTGACACCAAAGTCAACCGTGCTGATTTCAATTGCTCGAGTGACCACATCAACCAGTTGATCCTTGACGCCATCCAAGCGATCGATGCTTTTTTGTGAAAGTACGAATGCCATGATTATTCCTTTGCTGGTTGCTTGGAACGCATGTCCATGATTTTCTCAAGCGTGCGACCGCCAAAGTAAAACGACATGATCAGCATGCCCCATTGGCCAAGCAACTCGACATATTTTTGATTCGTGTCAATGCCATATGCAGACATCATGGCAAAGGTTGTGTAGGTCACCAGGATAAAGATCAGCGTCATTGGCCGGATGTTTTTTGACAGCCATGAATCACTGCCCATGTCAGCCTGGGCACGCTTGGTCAACTCTTGTGCCTCAATGTTGTCAGCATTGAGTTCTGCCAGGCGCCCCTCTTGTTGCATTTTCAGAAGTTCTTGCTGTGCTTTTGCTTTGGCTTCAGGGTCTGGAATAAATTTATCCAGCACCTTCATGCCGACATCAAATAATGCAGTTAGTGGAAACATTGCTCACCTCACTTGTTGTCTATTAACCAGGAAAAGAACCATGTAAGCATGCTGACTGAAAACACAACAAACCCACCAATGATTCCGTAAAACCTAACATCATCCCAAAACATTTTTTTTGCTTTGGCAATGCGTGCAATTCTTTCTCTTTCAATTCGTTCCTCTTCAGCCTTCTTTTCTCGAATCCTACGACGCTCTAATTGAAAGTCTTCCCACACTCCAGCCATCGGCGTGTGATAAATTAAGAGTTCCTTCAGTTCCCGCTCATACTCCTGAAGTTGTCTGACGCGCATCACATTCTCAAATGCTTGCATGTCGACAGACTTCGTTTTTATTACCTTGCCTTCAATGTCCTGGCCTGCTTTGCAGACCGCTTCTTGCGCTTCAAAAAACCTGCCAAGTCCATGAGTAATTTCATTGGCTATGGACCCAATGTCTTTACCTACAGCCTTGGCATCCTTGTATAAACTGACGGCGGCTTTGACTCCAGCCACAGCGGCCTGTGCTGTTGCGAACGCTGTGATTGGGTCCATACATTTTTAGCTTTTGCTTTTCCAATTATTTAATACCCCAAGTAAGGTACCAGGCAATGATTGAAGCCAACGCAAAGCACATAAACTGTACTCGCCTAACTTCTTTAAGATCATGTTGAAAGTCTTCATTGTTTTTTCTTTCCATGTTTTCAATGTCAAGTTTTATTTTTAGTAATGCTTCCCACTCTTTTGCACCGTACTTCTTAACAAAATCAATTTTTAACTTTGCCTCTTCATCTGAAATTTGTTTCTTGTGTTTCCATTGCTCAAGCGCTTTAATCAACGCTCGTTCTTTTTTGAACTCTGCTTCTCTTCTAGCCCTTAATCTTTCATTTGCTTTTTGTTGCGCTACATCGACAGCATCTTGTTGAATTGCTTCAACTTGTTTACCTAATGCTTTTCCGCTTTCTCTACTAGCATCTAAGCTACTGGTCAGCGTTTTTACTCCATCGTTTATTCCAAATGAATCAGGCACATTTTTAGTCCTTGTCTTCTTTGTGCTCAAGTTTTTTAAAGATCAAACCAAGCGTGTTGTCGATCTTGCTAAAGCCTTCTTTCATGTCTTGCTTTATGTCGCGGACGGCTTCTTTGAAATCATCCTTGCGTACATAGACCTCGGGCAAGTCACGCTCGATTTGACGAATGTCGGTCTTCAGTTCTTTGATTGCGTCCCAGATCACCTTGAGCACCCATCCTCCTAAAAAACCGCAAACACCAACCACCCAGTTGAACAGCGTCTGGTCCATTGCTTCATCCTTTTTTTATGGCTGTTCGTCAGGGATTGTGTCCCATGCCTGAGTTGATTCATTCCATGTGTAGCGACCGCCATCAGTTGGCATTGCAACCGGTGCGGACCACAAGCATGTGTCGTCGTTCAATAGCCAGCTTGCGTACGGCTTTGGCGGGATAAATGCATCACGCGTTGCGTCGTAGCTGTAGCCAATGCCAGCGTAGTTCTTGCGCAGTGGCGTGCCACCGTTTGCGTGAACGCCGCCGTGCGTGTTGTATGAGGTCTGAATCCATTGACCAGGACTAGAGTCCACAAAGGTGTCAAAGAATTCTGGCTCGGCGACGATAACTTGCTCGACGATGCCGTTGTTTACTTTTGCAAAATGTGCCATTTTTTTCTCCAATTAAATTCTGTAACGAACAATGACAATTCCAGATCCGCCATTTTCAGGGTAGTAAAGTCCAACGCTGTTGTAGCCGCCACCGCCGCCACCACCGCCAGTGTTTACTGTGCCAGCACTGCGCCCTGTTCCGCCTACACCGCCATTACCGCCAC